TGATTGGAAATGTAAAATTATTTTTATCAAATGGGAATGCGTAATCATCTACTTTAATATTACTTTCTCTTCTGTATGTAATTGCACCATACATTCTAGCATCTTTATCCGAAAATGTTTTATTATCATTGTATATTGAAATAGAATCAAGTCCTGCTTCACCTTGTTCTTTGGTTAACAATTCAGTTGTTGTACCGTATACATTATCTACGGTTGCTAAAAATCCAAATATATTACTTTGGGTATCTGCCATTATAATTTAGTTTTTATTTCTTCAATTTCAACCTGAATATCTAATAACTTTTCATCTGATTTTTTTTCTACTTCATTTATAGTATCTTCTAATTCGTTTAGTAATTGTGCTTTTTCAGTTTCACTTAACCAACCATCTTCACCAATGCCTTTAGCTTCAGCTTGAGCCAATCGTTGTGCAATTGTAGCCAACTTAATTAAATGGTCATCATTCTTAATGGATGAATCGATTAAGTCTCTAATAATTGGAGCTATGACAGTTGCTTCACCTACACTCTTAATTAATTTACGAAGTGATTCAATCATTTCTGAAATGTTCTTCTTCTTTACTTGCTGATTATCGTAAATATCTTTAAATAGTGATGATAAATTTTTACCATCAAATAATTGAAATTCTGTGCTCATAATATATTCTTATTTACTATATAATTATAGATTTCTTCACTTATTAGATTATACCCAATTTCATTAGGATGTTGTGCGGGGTTTTTTTCTATCATTTCATTTGATTCAAAACAATCTGTATTGGTTTGCTTTAAATAATCTTTTAAAGTTTTTTTAGAAAAATAATAATAATTATTTTTATTAATTAAATGAGATATATCATCTTTAATATCTAAATCTACAATCATTTTATCAAACGCATCTCCCATAAAATAGTTTACACCATAACATTCAAAAAGTTTTTGTAAAAAAATAATATAATTCTGATTTACTATATTATAGTAATTTTGACTAAACATTTGATTAAGAAAAAAAGACTTATATTCCGAAAGAAATTTATCATAAACAGAATCATTACTTTTGTATGAGTGTGTAAATTTTTCAGGTAAATTGAGTAAGTGCTTTACAGACCAACTAACCCATTGTTGACGTGGTAAAAATGCGGCATAATCTCTTAAAGATGAACTCCAAAGAATTACTACCAAATCTCCCTCTTTTATTCTACCATTAACTACATCATCAATTATTGAATTAAAAATAACAGCATTTGGATTACCACTTTTACCATTATTAATCCATTTTAATTCTAATTTTTCTGCTAAATTTTTTACCCAAGAATGCTGATTTCTATAAACTATAAGGTCTTGGTTTTTTAAACTTTTCTCTATTTCTAAATTACAACCTTCACCTTCGGTCCAAGAATCACCGTATGCATGTAATATCATATTTTACTTACTATATAATTTCCAATAACTAAATAATCCATATCACAATTATTAAATGTTTTAACTGCGGTAGCAGGGTCATTAACCATAGTTTGACCTCTCAAATTGAAAGATGTATTTAGTAAAATTGGTGTTCCTGTTATTTTTTCAAATTCTTTTAATAAACTATAATATAAGGGATTTTGTTCATTTGTTACAGTCTGTATTCTAGCACTATTATCAACATGCGTTACTGATGGAATTGATGTTTCTGAAATAACCTGAACTACTTGATTCATATACGGAACATCTTCTTCCGATTTAAAATAATTTTGATAATCTTCATGTGTTACTGATGGAGCAAATGGTCTAAACATTTCTCTCTTTTTGACAACCTTATTAATTCTATCTCTTACATCTGATAAATGTGGATTAGCTAATATAGAACGATTACCTAATGCTCTTGCACCAAATTCGGTTCTACCTTGAAACCAACCAATTATATTTCCTTCTTTAATTAAATTGGCAGTTTTACTTAATAATGTATCAGTATTTTTATAGTATTTGAAAGATATATCTCCTATCCCATCTATAATATTTAATACATATTCTTTACTAAATTCGGGTCCTAAATATGGAGATTGATTATCACCACCTTTTACTTTAGGATTTCCAATTACATCATGCCATACATATAAACAGGCTCCAATTGCAGAACCCGCATCAGATGGTGAGTAGGGAATCCATACATTCTTAATACCACAATGTTTTTTTATTTTACCATTAGCAGTTCCATTATACGCGCATCCTCCTCCTAATACTAAATTTGAATTATCAGAATAACTACATGAGTTATTAATGATGTAATATAAACACCGCTCATACCACCTTTGTAAAGCAGCTGCTAAATCCATGTGATGTTGTTCTAATTTAGATTCAGGTTCGCGTGGTTCAAATCCTATCAGTTTAATTAAATCCAATGTAAACATATCTGTATTAGAATATTCCCATGTGAAATACTTCTGATTTATATTAATTAAATTAACTGTATCCAACGATACGAATGTATCAAATAATTCGTTATATTTTGAAGAATCTCCGTATGGGGCCAAACCCATTACTTTATACTCACCACTATTTGGTTTAAATCCTAAATATGAAGTTATAGTTGAATATACTAACCCCAATGAATTTGGGAATTTTACTGTTTTAATTTCATTAATACCATTTGAATTACATTCCGCAATTGAGATAGTATCCCATTCACCGACTCCATCAATTGAAATTCCAATAGCTTCATCAAACGGTGATGTGTAAAAAGATAAAGCTAAATGAGATAAATGATGTTTTGTAAATGTAATTACACTATCATACCCAATAGTATCTTTTATATATTGTTTTAAATTTCCCTCTGTTGCTTTAAATTCTTTTTTAAATTTATTCCAAGTTTTGAAATATTTAATCCATCTTTTTCCTAATGTTTTACTAACTCTGTCATATTTGATATTTGGTACTTCATACCAACAAAGGATATCAACTTCATCTATTGTAATTTGAGCGTGTGATAAACATGCTTCTATAGCTTTTAATGGAAACGAATTATCATGTTTTATACCAGATAATTTTTCTTCTTCTATTGCAAATACTACCTTACCATCTATAAGCAATGCAGCTGCTGAATCGTGGTAAAATGCGGATATTCCTAATTGAATCATAATATTAAATTTTTATATCACCATCTCTTTCAAACTCATTATATAGTTCCATTTGTCTTTCTCTCATCTTATTAACAACTTTAGTAATATAATGAGTTGGGTGACCGGTCATCTCTCTAATAAGTAGATAAAGAGATTTTTTATTGAAATTTTCTATGTATTCTGCTCTTCTAAATAATTCTAAAACCGAATCTGCTATTTGTAAATCTCGTTTTTTAGGAAAGAAATTTTCTAAATGTTTATCCCAATAATTCAACATTACTACATTAAAAGTTCTATGGTCATCATTACGGACTTCTTCTGTAAAATTATTTTCAGTATCCCAATGGTCTGGCATTGCAGACATTATATCTGTATCTTTATATCTTTTATAATTTGCGTTGTTATTTAAAATCAAATAGTTTCTCGCAACAATTGTGAAATAAGAAAAGGCTTTACCTTTTCCATTTTTATACATGTGAATTTTTTCAATCATAAAAGCAACAACTTCACACATCACATCTTGTGGGTCATCATCAAAATATGAAAACTTCCATTTGTTGTAAACTATTTCTGCTAGTTTATCAAATGCAGGCTTAATTCTATCTCTATATAATAAATCTTTAATACGTTGATTATCCGATAGATTGTATTCTATAATTGCGTCTTCAGTATCTTTTGTGAAGTATTGTTTACTTTTTGCTTTTCTTGGCATTTTAATTAAATTGTTTGAATCTTTCGATAGTTTCTTTTATTTGATAAAATATAGAACCTACTTCATCATCCTTCTCAAACATTTGACGATTATCAATCTGTCTCAATGCCTCCAGTAATGCTTGGTTTCTTTGAGTTTCTTTTTCTATAAACTCTTCGTATTTTTCTAATTTTGTTAAAAGATTCCTAACTATATATAATGCAGTTAAGAATAGTACAATTATTATTCCTAATAAAATTTCCATATTAAACTATTTCGTATCCTTTTAAAAAATAATCATTTGCTTTTTTGTATTTAACCTCAACTAATTCACCTGTTGGTGATTTCATTACAATTTTGTCATTTCTACCATAATTGTTTTTCTTTGTGATAGTTGTGGAATAAATTCTATCTTTAATAGTTATCCCATCTAAATGGTCAATTTCATGTTGTACAATAACTGTCATCATTGTTTCCATTGAAACTCTTTCATCTACTTTATCTCCTTCTGGATTAATTTCAAATTCTAATTCTCCCAAATTATCAGTTTGAACTTTAATTTTACAAGACCTAATAGTTCGTAATGGTTTTTCAATTGTTTTTGGAATAGATAAACATCCTTCATAAAAAAGAAACCCTTCTTTAGACCGGTCTGTAATAACTGGATTTACTAAAAATAGTTCTCTACTATCTTCTTCATCACCAAATTTAATATAACAGGCTCTTTTTTTAATTCCTAATTGAGTTGCCGAAATACCTAAACCTGGATAATTTTTTAATCCATCTTTCAAAGTTTGTTCTAATTCATCCGCTTCAATAGCAGTAAATTCTGTTTTGGGAACGCGTGTTAACAAAAACTCGCTAAATTCGTTAGATTGTAATCCGTTTGATGCTTTGTCTGTAATTAATTTCATATTTTTATTTATTTTTTAATCCGTATTTTATAAATTTATACCATACTCTTTCATGAATATAATATTGAACTGGTTTATACACTAATTCTACAACTCCAAATGCAGCTCCTATCTGAATTGAACCACTTATCCACCACATTATTAAAAACCCTATGATGGTACTTAAAACACGATATGAGATGGCTTTAGCAATATGTCTTTTACGCTCTACTATCATATTAATGTTTTATTTATTTTTTTATTAAAATCATAAAAAAATACCATACTATATCGTTCACCTTCTAAAACAGGATTTACTCTATGTTTAATGGTTTTATCGGTTATAATACTTAAATATTTTTTTGGTTTTAATTTTTCTTTCTTTTTATTTTCCGGTTCAATATATTCATATTCTCCTCCTGTAAATTCATCATTTAGATACATTAGAAATGTTATATCCGATGCGTCTTGGTGAAATTCATCGTTTCTATTCGTTTGGTTTGTTATTTTATTAATCCAAGCCATTTGAAACGTAATTTTAGTTTTTAGTTTTTCATTTAAGTAATTATTTATCTTTATAATAATTGATTTCATATCTTCATCAACATTTGAGATATATTGTCTTACATAATAGTTTCTAGATTTTCCACTTAATTCAGTAGGAGTATCATCAACTTTAAACGATACACATCTTTTTTTTAAAATTTTTTTTTCTTTTAAACTAAATAAATTTATATTATCTTCTATTAGTATCATTATCCTTTGGTTTCATCATAGGTAATAGTTCCATTTGGTGTCATACGGCCTGTTCTAATAGCAGTTCCACTAATTGCTGCTACATCGGTTGGTGGTTCATGATATATTACATCATATCCTACACCTCTACCATAGTTTACTGATTCAATATCAGGAATAATAGATATATGAATTTGATTCCAATTTTCTTGAAAGAATGGTTCTTTTGTTAATTCAATCATTACCTGTTGGGCAGTTTTTGGGTTGTTTTCATCTACATCCACATCTCTAATTGCCACCCAAACATTCTTTCCCTTTTCAAGTTGTTGATTGATTAACCATTCATGTCCTTTGTGCCAATTCTGCCATCTTCCGATGTATAGTGCGTACTTTTTCATAACATTGTTTTTATAAATGGTAATATTGCTAATTCTTTTCCTTTTGCTTCAACCATAATGTCCACATCCAACTCGTATGTATTGGGGAGGGCATTAATATACACCGAATGGGCTTGTGGTTTTTCTTTTGGATTGTTTTCATGTAATGCTTTAGATTCTGAATAGTGAACTTCTTGTGTAATACTTTTTGGCCAAGTTGTGGCAGCAAGTTTAAGAGCTTCTTCTTCGGTTAACCCACCTGTGCAAAATTGATGGTGATGATAGTCAAATACAATAGGAATACCTGTTCGTTCGTAGATATACATCAAATCTTTTACTGAATACATAGAAGCCTTATCATCATTCTCCAATGTCAATCGTTTTTGTACGCTTGGAGAGAGTCTTTTGAAGTTTGTAATCAATCTATCCATTGCCGCTTGTTTATCTCCGTAGACCCCATTACAATGGATATTAATATTGTTATAATGGGTTTTAGATAACCCCATCATATCAAATATCTTACCATGTAATTCTAAATCAGCAAAAGTTTTCTGAATAACTTCTTCGTTAGGGGAAGGTAACACATTAAATGGACCAGGATGAGAATTAATACGGATATTATGGAATTTAGCGTAATCACCTGCTTTCTTTAGCTCCGATTTAATCTCTGTGTAATCTTTGAGTTGAGTTAAATCCAATGCATCACCCCACGGAATAATAGCGGATGATAAACGAAAAAAATTGATATTATGGATACGATTCCATTCCAATATCTTAATAATATCTTTGGCATTTGCTAACGCCAACTCCGAAACGTAATCCAAGCCTTTGGCATTGAATGTTTTCTTCACCATTGAACGATTTGTGGTAACCTTGTTACCCATCGACATATTAATACACGCATATCCTATATTCATACTTTAAATATAAGAAAAATATTTCGTATTTACAAGCGGTTAGTAAGTTTTGATGTTTTCTTCTTCGTTACGGAATTTAGCCAAATCCCTAACACTTCCTTTTTTGGTGTTTAACCAATAATTTACAGCTTTTGGATTATTTATCCACAATTTACGATTATTCCATGGAAATTCTGGATGCATGTATTCTTCCCATTTTAAATTTGAAGTTTCTTCTTCCTCTTCTTGAATTTTTTCAATGTTAGAAGCAGTTTCGTCAGCTACATCCTCTGTTTTATCACCATAAATTTCATATAACCCCAATTTTTCATCATTTTCTATCATTTCAACCAATTTTTCTTTTTGTTGGAGTTTTTTGTTAGAAATTAAGCCATTAAATGCAATAATTAGAGCAACTGCGAGAGGGTCGAACACTATTACAATCAAAAATATGAAGAATTTTACAACATTTTTCAATTCGATACCAAATGCTTCAGCTACAAATCGAAATCCACCTACTTCCTTCTCTAAATCTAGATTAGCAATCTTAATTTGATTGATTTTTTCTGTTTCAGTTGCGTTTTCTGCTTGTAAATTAGAAATTTTATCGTTAATTTTACTAATTTCCTTATCTCTAGCATCAAGTGAACGTAATAAACGTGAATTTACTGTACCTCCATCAATAATTTTACCTTGATTGGAGTTAAATTCGGTAATTTGAGTAGAAAGTTGAGTAATTTGTTCTGTGTTTTGGTCAATTTTTGTTTGATGAACCTCAATTTCTCTATCTACTTGTTGTAATTGGAGTGACTGTGCTTGAAATGCATTAGAAAGGTATCCAAAAATACCCGCGGAAGTGATTAACATAAGAACTCCTACTGAAATAGTAAGATACCATTTGTTAAATCCACCAATTTCATTCCACTTTTGTTTTAAATATGTGGCAACAACCAATTTAGCTAACTCCAAAGAGGAAGCCATTACTATAACTGATGTAGATGCTCCCGCAAAGAGAACACCTAAACCAGTTACAGAGAAATAAGCCGCACATCCGGCTACAATAATAGCAGATAATCCTACTAATACTTTTAGCCAATTCATATTATCGATTGATTCTAGCTAACTCTCCTACACGTTCTATTAATGCTCGGGCGTCTGCTAATGTAGTATGTGCTTCAGAAGGTGATAAGTTCTGCGCACCTGAAATTCCATTTTGTAAAATTCTCAATTTACCATCAATGGCCTCTAATAAGTTTTTTATTTTTTCGTCGTATATCATACTAATAAGTATTTTTAAATAAAAAAAGGTGATAAGTTATTCTTACCACCCATAAATATAGAAAAAATATTTGAATTAATCAACCGTAATTGAAATTGATTTAGACTTTCTTTCTTCTTTTTTATCAATTGTTAAAATAAGTAATCCATTAGAGAATTTAGCTTTAGTTTTAGTTCCATCATAATCTTTACTTACCGTAAAGGTAACATCAATTTCCTTAACCAATGGAGAGCTTCCTTCTTCTTTTTTTGCTTTAATTTTAATTTTATCATCCGTAACATCTAATTTAATGTTTTTAGCATCATGCCCTAAAACATTCAAAGTTAGTTGTTGTTGACCATCTTCCAATTGAGATACATCATAATCCGCTACAAATGAAGAGTGGTTTGATGATGTAGTATTCCATTTTGGATAATCAAATAAATCTAGTAGTTTTGTTAAATCTGTAGTGTACATAGTTTTTTTATTTAAGTTTTTGAAATAATTTAAACTGATAGTTTCCATTTTTATACCAATCAAATTATTATGACAAATTGTCAGTGTTATTTAAATAAAATATGACAAAGTGTCTGTATTATTTAGATTTAATGTAATTTTGTCTTTCAATAATAGTACTCATGTGGTCTGCCCAATGCATTATGTACTGAATGTTTGATTTAAGATATTTGGATAAATCAAATGTTTTATAATATTTTACATTATCTTCATCATACATTCCATCTGTAAGTTTAATACCAAAATATTCATTTTCATTATACTGAATACCATAGCTATTAAGTAAGAAGAAAGTTCTGTCAGTAATCGCCATATATGAGTTATTACTATTTCTAGTATATACTTCACCTTTATTTTTTACATGCCAATCTGATTCATTAGGTACGTAATGTAATTCTTCTTTAGTTCCTAACTTTCCTAAATCATGATGTAGTGCTACAAATATTAATTCTTCATCTGTAAAATCAGGTACACCTCCCTGTGATACAAATACATTTTTCATAGCAATTGCGTTCTTACAAACATTAAAAATATGGTCAATATAACCACCAGGATACGCGTTATGAAAATTTAAATTACCTGAAGCTGGTGATATCATAAGGTTACCACCTAATTCTGATTCAGAGTACATATAAAGGAGTTTTTCTAATCTTTCTCCTGTGAAGTACTTTTCTAGGATTTTAAGAAACTTTTCGTAATTTGTTTTTAATTCTTGTTCTGTTTTTTGTTTCATTTTCTTGAGTAGTAAAGAGTTTAACTATTAATAATACCCAAACATACGAAAAATTTTCAACTTTTCCTAGTCATCAGATAAAAAGTTTTTTCTTTGTTAAAATTTCATATAGAATTTCAACCTCTTCTTCAGTAGTTAATTCAGGCAAATCATCATCAAACAATCGAAGAGTGTAGACGGTATTACCTTTTTCATCAAAAAATTCATCAGATTCAGAACTGAATAATGCGGGAGTATATTCTATATTTTCTAAAGCATCTTCATCATCTACATCCACCAAAGGTATAACATAATAGTGATATGAATCTATTCCATCTTCTACTTCTATTTTATGACATCTCCATCTATTGAAGCTATTTTCAGTTATTAGAGTCTGCGGTAGTATAATCATAATTAAAATATTTACAAGTAAATATAGTAAAAAAATATCAATTTTACAAAAAATACAATTTTTAATTTATAATTTTATATTAATGTTTTTTTATTAAAATCGCATTTCAATTTTTTAAACAATTCTTCCATTCCATCTGCTTTGAAAAAGTTTAAATAATTATGAATTAATACTTCTCTCATTTCATTTTTCAATTTCATAAGTTGATTTATATCCAAGTTTGATATCTGTTCGATTACTTTAACAATTTTATCAAATCTTTTTTTCAAATCTAATTCAGAATCATAGCTTTCATCCCACCATTTATCAAATGTTTTATAACCCAGCTGGTGTAATTTATTTAAAGTAAATGGATTCCCAAATACAATAAATGGCTGACATAAATAAATCGGTTTATATGTTTTTTCAGATATAAAAAGCGAATCATTATCATATAGAGTTTCGGTAACTATATTCAAAAAACTTTTTAAATGAGCATCTATATTTAATCTAGCACCTCCACCTATTTTTTGATTATCCCAACTTGGAACATCGTAATAGTAATTTTTATCAACTCCTCGTAATGTTGTAATAGATTTATTTTTGAACTTTTCATTAGTAGTCAATTCATTAAACATCAGTAATCGATTTTCTCTAGGAATTCCATTAAAGCACAAAAAATGAAATACAAAATTATTATTTATAAATTTCTGGTAATCGTTTTCAACTGATTTTACTTTTATAGAATCCAATTTAGATACTGATAAAAAGTTTATATGATTACCAAAATAATCATAATTGATTATGGTAAATTTATTATTTGAAAATTGAAATAAATTAGATGTAATAACAATA